GTAAGTGTAATCTAAGAGACGTTTAAATGGGTTACATATTTCCCACAACCGACACACCGCATATGTAACCCACACCCGTGCAAAGTGGACTACACATAGGCGGCGCGCGCAATAGCACGTGTGAGCGGCCCTGGCATCGGATTTACGCCGTGAATCGCAAACTCTGGCCTTAAAACAGTGTAAACATCAGCAAGTGTAGATAAAAGTAGAAGAGTTAAGATGCTATCTCGATCATTTGGTGGGAAGATTGGTGGCAGCATGTTTGGCAGTGTGGTTCTGTTTAATATCGCCGTTCTTAGCCCATGCCATGTGTGGTCCCTGAAGCTGTAAACATTGAAAATCTCAGCAGTCAAAGCGGGGTACTGGTTTAAAGTTTTATCCATAGATATATAGAACACAACCTGTATTTGCACCATCGCATTCTGTTGTGTCGGATTATGCACATGCAGCGCGGCCTGTCCATCCCACGCTATAATGCGTCCCGCCCTCATGTCAACTCCACCAACACTGACAGTCACACCCGCTTGAGTTTGCTGTGAATTACCTTGCGCCATCGCAAAGTTTTCGATTCTCCTCCACACTAAATATATCATCATGGGATCATTACGACCCTGAAATATCTGTTGTACATCTCCTCTCGCTCCAGCATTAAGTGACACTTGAATCATATCCGGACCGCACACTACTGCAGTTACTGCTTGAGCGGCGCGCATGAACCACCTCCCTGGTTGGAAGGTTTCCTCAGTTTCAAGGAAGAAACCATAAGGCTGACGCGCTGGCCCCCATGTCGAAGTCTCCCCAGTCACTCGAGCTATTTCATTCGCCGCTTCCGTTGTAAAAGGTATTTCCGGTGTTGCTAGTACACCAATCGTAGCCATATGTTGAGTATAGTCTGGCGATATCGGTCCAACATTTATCCCAGCAGCAGACAGCATCATATCCAAACACATAAAAAACATCTCATTTCTTTGTGCTAACGAGGTCGGGCGCATCGTCACTCCTCGTAAAGTGAGTCCATTGTACCTATTGATAGCTATCCCCAAAATTTCCATCACATTGGCTTCCAACACAATTCTTGCCTCTTGAAGCGTAGCACATGCTCGCATCACAGTGAGTGCTCTTGCGGCGATAGTGTCCATCTCTATAGATTTTTAAC